GATACGGCGACCACCGAGATCTACACAGAGTAGATCGTCGGCAGCGTCAGATGTGTATAAGAGACAGATATACTGATGAGTTGTTCGAAGAAAGTAGCGATCAACCTGACAACGTATCGTTAATTAACACTCCGGACACGACTGAAGCAGCCGAAGCCGTAGTAACATCAGCGGCAGAAGAAGTAACAGTCGAACCTAAAGATACGTTTTTACCATCTCAATCAGCTGACAGGGATCGAAAAAAAGCTGAACTGGAAGCTATAGCATCAGGACAATCACCAACTGGGAAAAAGGTAGTAACCAAAACTCTTCCTGACGGGACTGTAATTGAAACTACTGGTACCATTGAAGCTCCGGAGTATGATCCAAGTAAAGAAGATGGTACTGAGGAGTTGTTTGATGCTGTTGAACCTACTCCTTCTCGTGCACTGAGTGCTCCAGTAGGACAAGCATCACAAGAGATAGCAGCAGAGCAAAGCTCGGCTACGGTAAACGCTCCTGTTACGAATGCTAATGTAAACAATAGTCAGCAAACAAACAACGTGTACAATTCTAAAACTATTGCCCCACCTCCTCAAGCAAGATCGACCGATCCAACCTTCCAGAGAGCGCAGAACGCTAACTTTGGCGGGATATAAAAAAAGGGCCTTTCGGCCCTTCGCTCAGTCGTCTTGAGCTAACTTCTCAAAGAACGACATTCCATCGTCATCATCTTCGTCTGTGGACCAGGGTAGGTCATCAGCATCTGCCGTAGCTGCTGCAGGAGCAGGAGCTACCTTTGCAGGAGCAGGAGCTGGATCAGCTTCCTCTACAGTAGCACTTCGGTTACTAGTATCAGCGTCGATACCAAGTACACGATTCAGCTTAGCCTGTAGTTCCTCATATGACTTGAAGTTAGATGGGTCAGTGAACTCAGCAAGAGGAGTCTGCTGCTTCCAGATTGCTTCCAACGCATCGTCTTCAGCGAGAGGCTCAGGTGAGTCGAACTCGCTCTTGTCGTAGTTACGGTATCCTTCTACCTGTCGGATCTTTAGCTTGAAGTTAGCACCTTCCCAGAAGTCAAATGGGTTTACTGGTTGCTCGTCTTCGAACTGAGGATTCATCAGATCATTGATCTTGTCCCAGATACGCTTACCGAACTTGTACAAGAACACCTTTCCGTTGTTGTCAGGGTTGGAAGGATCGTTGATCACCTGAATGTTAGAGATGTAGTTAAGACGTCGCTTCTGCTTACGAGCTTGGTCTTTGTTAGCATCGATCCCACTGTTCCACAACATAGAGTTGTATTCCGAGACAGGATCCTTCTTACCGATGGTGGTAAGTGACTCCTCGATGTACCAGCCACCAGGACCTTGGAAGCCATGGTTCCAGGTTTGTACCCAAGGTAAGTCGTCTCCCTGTGCAGCAGGCAAGAACCGAATGACTGCATAGCCATTACCAGCTTTGTCGACAGCAGGTTTCCAGAATCGATCTTCTTGCTGTGCATTCGGGTTGCCCGATGACAGCTTATTAGTTTCGTCGATCAGAGTCTTGAGGGAGGATGAGCGTGAGCGCTTAAGCTCAGAGAATGAAGTAGCCATATCTTTTTCCTTGTATAGCGGTGTATGTCGTTTTATCCACAGATTGCATCATATAAACAGTTTATGCATAATAGCTTTGTACTTGCCTTTATCGACTTGTACGAAGCTACTATATTTATCTATCCGACGACAAGTACTGCTCCAGATTATGTCGTCATCTAGATCCTTCGACCATCTCCTACTGTAAGATAGGATCTGGTTTATTATCACCATGGTCTCCAGTTGAATCCTTTTGCCTAGGTACATCTTTAACAAAGGAGGATGGTTACCATTAGTAATAAAGAGATTATCAAAGCTCTTAGCTTCAATGTCAACAGTATCTTTTAGCAATCTACAATCCTGCTCAAAGATATATGAAAGTGATTGTATCTTTGCCAACCACTGCTTGTACACAGACATGCTGTTCTCGGTTACTAGCGAACCTGACCAGTTTGAGTCGTCTGCGATAAAGTTGGCAACAAAGAAACCCACCAGCTCACTTGAGCTGAGCTTACGTTGTAGTTTGGCGAAGAAATATCTGTCGTTACGCTTAAGAAAACTGTCTTGTCCAACCCGAGTCTTTCCATTATATTTGAAGAAGTCATAGCTGTCCTGCTTAAAGTGATTACGAACTGCTACGTATGTCTGGTACGCAGCAAAACCTTCATAGATGTCCATTAGTTCCTTATGACGTAGGTTACCCAGTTCTCAGCAGCATCCTCGGCATAGTACTCACTATGCTCAGAGACATCTACCTTGTGAATAAGTTCGAGCTTCTCTTGGTCGTTACGTTGAAACATATTAACAAACAACCCACCCTCATTACGAAACACCTGAGCTTCTCGTTTGCCATCATCACTAAACATTGTTGTAAGTACATTGGTAGGTATCATATTGGTAACGCCGCCGCCTTAGGTAAAAAGTTTAACTCACCATACTCGATCTCAAGCTGCTGCCTGATCTTAATATTGACCAGCTTCGCTGCACTCTCAATTTCCATTTCGTTCTTCTCACAATACAAAAGTATAGCATCCATGTAACTACACTTTTTGTCAAGAACAATTTGTTCGATTAACAACGAGAACTTCTGGCTGGTCATTATCTCAGTCATGATCTTGCTCCACATCTTCCTCATCAAGCATAGCTTCCTTGAGCTGCTTCATCTGAGCGCTAGTCAGCTTGAGACCTTGATCGATAACAGACTGGACATCTGTGACACCAGTGAAAGCCATCTTGTCCAAGTTAAGACGAACATGACGGTGGAAAGGGTATGGCTTAGCTCGAAGACCACGAGAGTAGATCTCGTCCTGGTTAAACAACCAGTCCCATACCATCTCCTCGTTAGACTTGTAGTTGAACTTCTGACGCCATCGATCAACCACTGACCAGTTGATAGTGGATACCAGTTTGATACGGAACACCTCTTCGGGTGTAAGTTCCTCAAGCTGCCTCGACATGCTTACATCTCCCTCTGAACTTGAAACCGCTACAAGTGCACGTTCCGTCTTTGATAATGTACACGGCACCCTTAGATCCAACGATACGCTTAGCGCCTGGCTCTAGTTCGTCAGGTACAAAGCTAATAGTTTCAAACTTACGTCTAGTTCTACTGAATTGCTTCAGTGGATGTTTAAAGGTTTTAAGACCACTACCGTTATCAAAAGCCACAAGCCAGCCATGGTCGTTCACATGATATATGTGATTACCGACTTCGTGTTCACCCCAGTCGGTCGTCTCTCGCAGTATCTTCATCATCATCCTCAATAACAAAACGAATTCTAGAAGCAGCGTCAGCTACTTGCTCAATGATAGATTGCCGAAGCTTCCACCAAGCATACACATATCCGCTGTAAAAGAAAACAGCACAAAGTCCTGTTGCAATTAGGGTATGGGTTAAAGGGTCCATTTACTTCTCCAGTTCGCTTGCAAAGAACTGAGTGCATAACTTCAACTCTCTACGGTAAGCCTCTTGTTCATGAGGCGATTGGCTATAGTAGCGATTAGTGATATCTTTATCCTTCCACATCTTACGATAGGTAGGATGATATCGCTCTCTCAATTGGAGAGTCGCATACTGTTTAGCGTGAACTAACTCATGACAAAGAACTACAAACAACTGATCAAAAGTCATAGCAGTGTCAAGTTCAATGGTAAACCAGGTAGGGATCCTTTTGTTAGATCCAAAGTGCTCGTCACTCACAGAGCAATACCCAAGGGCACCCTCTTTGTCATACTGACCTTTGACACCTACGACTTCAATCTCGATCTGCGACATAAGCTCTTCGGTACAGAACTTAGACAAGACAAAGTCACAGCACCGCCTGATGAGGCCGTGCTGAAACTTCCACGGGACGTTACGAATCGTTACGTGCATTAGATTATTTATACGTGGTGCTGATTAGCTTGAGTGCACGTACAGCTTCTACACGAACTTCATCGCTGAGCTGCAAACCATACACCTCGGGACTGATCAGTCGACGGATAAACTCTTCTGCAATTGCAAGCCTAGTCTCTTGATTAAACTCACTCATTAGTAATAAACCCTCTCGTCTTGTTAAGAAACTCAACCAACTGCTCGTTGTTCTCAAACTTGTGATGATCCACAAAAGGGATGCCATCAAAGTAATGATCATACAACCAGTCAGCCTTGTCCTTGGCAGTCTGCTTATCACTGTAGTAAGAGCGATCCCTGCCTAATGAAACCTCAAACACCTCAAACATAATGTGCTACCTTGTTGAGACGGTTAGAGACAATGGTCACAGCCTCTCGACTGTTACCACCAATGTGCCAACGATAAGCAAAACCAGAACGACTACGACTACCATTGTCGTACTCCTTCCAGTCGTAAATGGTTACAGGAGTGTCGTCCTCAGTGAACTCCCACTCAGTCTCAACTTTACCATCACCACCGGTTTGTAGATCCCAAGAGCACTGAAAAGAAGGCTCACCAAACACTTCGACGATCTCGTCGTACGATGCCTTCACATAACCTTGTAACGATGTCATGAATATCTCCACCCTGCTGCGTCACCACACTCATCAGTCTTTAGCTTGTGAGCAGCTTTAGTTAATGTTTGAAGATTGCTTGGATCGTTATTTTCATGATTACCATCTATATGATCAACATCAAACTGTTGGCACGATCTCTTAAGCAGGTGACGTTTACAATAAGATTTGCCCAATGCATCGAGGATCATTTTAGTTTCATCCATTACATCAGCTAAGGTTTTACCGCTCAGAGCACAAACAGGCTTCATGTGTTCCCTGTAACGATCTCTATTCCAATTAGGTCCGACCCTTCCTGATGCCTTCATCATGTGGTGACGAATGCAATGTTTTGATTTACTTTTAACGTCCAACTTAGTCTTGTAAGCCTGTCTAGTACAACCTGGCCAGTTACAAGTCTTACCAGTTGGAGTAAAGTTTTTCAACACACTCGTGTTGCTATTACACCCTGCTTTAGTTCTGGGACGAAGTTCCAACCCATCCATTATACTCATATAGCCAACCCCATCATGGTACCTAAGATCAAACCAAGTACGGCCATGACAATAATGCCCGACAAGATATCCTCGTCAGTTACTTCCAAGACGACTCTGGTATTGTCGTCAGCACGTCGTTGATGAACATAGTCCTTATAAGGTCTCATTCTACAATCTCCTTGAAGTCACTAGCAATGAAAGAAGGAGCCTGACTAAACTGACTCCAGCCAACTGGACGAGCCTGGATGCAGTACTCGTCCCAATCCTCGTTGAAAAAAATGTTGATGATCTTAACGAGCCTACGATTGTACTCATCGCTAAGACCATCAACCAAACGGTACAGCTTACCTACTCTAATATCTTCAACTTGCATTATGCTTCCTCTAATTTAACGTCAGGATCATTTAAACGCTTCAGAGCTCTAACAGCAGCCTGCTTAGTACCAAACCGCCATGGTCTATCTTCAGTCCACATTCTTTAAATCTTTCGTTCACTATCTATTATCTCCAACGGCTCAAAACTCTCATCGATGCACTCCCTGACAATCAACTCGGCGAACCTTTCTAGTTCTTTGTCATAGTTGCTTGACCAATCAATGATCGCACCTTCTGGTTTCCAAGATTCGTCCGCCCACATTACAAATCCTGCTTGTTCAGCAAGTTTTTTAATGTTCATCTGCCCACCCCAAAAAACATATCATTGAATTCTTTAGTAAGAATGTAAGCCATTACGCAGCCTCCTGA